CCGAGGTCGATCTCTCCGGCGGTGGGCGTGTTGGTGGTGCCGTTGAGCACGACGCTTGTGACGGCGTTGGACATTGAGGATTGTAGATCGGCGATTGACGATTGAAGATTGTCGTGATCGCCCCAGCCATAGGCCGTGTTCCAGTTGTTGGTTCCACTTTCCACATCCGACATTCTACTTTCCACAGCGACAATGTCATTGGACGCGGTGGCGGCGAGGGTTTCCAAGGTTTGGAAGCCGGGGTTTTCGATGAGGCCATCGACGTGCAGGATGTCGGAGAGGACGGTGGCGACGGAGTCGCCGACGGGCTGCATGGCGCGAAAGTAGCCGGGATTGGCTGCGGCGTCTAAAGTGAAGGTGATTTCGTAGGTTCCGTTGCTTACGGTGGGGTAGGTTTCGACGGCGGGCGTGAGCACGCGGGACCAGTCGCCGACCACTAGATCTTCAGTCCACTCAGCGAAGGGCGCGGCGGTGACGCCGTTGGTCGCCACATACAGCGAGACGGTGACGTTGCTGGCGGTGACTGCAAAGTCGAAGTCGGGGATGTTCAGCCCCGCTGACGCGCTGGTGAAGCTCATTAGCGGATAATCGTTTTTGGATATGATGAATTCATTGGTGGTTCCAACGAGTTCGCCGTCGCCACTGATTTCGCCGCCGGAGCAGATCCAGCGGTCGCCGGAGGTATCCGCTGGGCTGACGACCCACATATTGCCGAGGCGCAGCTGACCGCCGCGCAGGGTCTTTTCGTCGTTGGCGGCATAGGCCGCCAGGGAAGTGGCGGCGGAGGCCACGCTGGCGGCGTCTCTTTCGTCCACATAGACCTTGCGGGTCAGGTCGTCGGGGTGCGCCTCCGCTTCGATGCGGCGCAGCCCTGAGACATATTTCGCAACCGACCCCTCGGCGCGGTCGTCGTAGCCGACAATGTCCACCGCAGTCACGGTGACGCCTGGTGTGGCACCGGGCAAGACTACGCTGCCAGCGGTAATTTTAATCTGAGCGTCCGATCCATAATAGGGGAGATCGACAACCACCGAGTTCGTCACCGCCTGCACGGTCCAGAAGGTCGCGCCTTGGTGGCTCGATGCCGAATCCGTGACATCAGCAATCCCATTGGACTGCACCGGCGAAAGCATCCACTCATCCAAGTCCAGAAAGATATTGGTTCCGATCAACTCGCCCGAGGTCGTCCAGCCCGTCCAGGTCGAATCGTTGGTGACACTGATGGGTGCATTCTTCAGCACCGCATTCGTCACGGTGATCTCGCTCCAGCTGGAGATCGTAGTATCCAGCGTGATCCCGGAAAAATCATCCGACCCATCTTCCAGCCCGGCCACCTTCGAGGCATCCGCCTTGGTGTCGATGGCCGTGTAGATCGAGCCGGTACCTGCGTTCCATGCCGGATCTGTTTCGACCTGCAACGCAGAGCCAGCGAGGGCCAAGGCGTTGGTATAGTCGGAGTCGGTTGGCTGCACCGCCAACTGAATGAGATTGGTCTGACTTTCCACATCCGACATTCTACTTTCCACGGCGGCAATGTCATTGGTCGCGGTGGCGACGACTGCGGCGAGGTTGGTATCGGTGGCGGAGGCAATGGCCAGCCAGAGCGCATTGGTTCCGGCGCTCCATGCCGGGTCGGTTTCGGTGTAGCCGGTCAGATAGCCAGCCAGATCGTGATCGCCCCAGCCATACGCGGTGTTCCAGTTATTGGTTCCGGTTTCGAGCGCCGTGATTCTTAACGTAGACGCGGTGTCCTCACCGCGTAGTTCTGCAACGTCATTCGTCGCGGCAGTCAACACCGTCCAGAAATAGTTAGTAATGGCACTATCTGAAAACTCGATCGGATAGGTGAGGGGTCCGACGACATTATAAAACCGGGCGTCGGGGCTCCACTTCACGGTTATGTCCTGGTACGCCAGCACCGCGACGTGCTCTAGGTTTGTTCCCACCTGCCGCAAGCTGCGCACATAGCCGGTGTAGTCTCCCGCCGTTAGGTTGGCGTCGGCGGGCGCCGCGCTGAATTTTACGCGCCCGGCAGACGATTGAACGACCCCTGTAGAAACCATGTAGGTGTTGGTCTGGTCAGAGGTTCCCGCTTTACCCAACACTTCCCACACGATCACCTGGTCCGCATTCGTCAGCGCCACAGGCGCGGTTTGGTTCAGGGCCCGGTGCGTGTACGCAATCGACTCCCCTTGAAACCACGTCAGATCCTGCGTGTCAGAAAATCCAAGCTGCGCATTCCACGATTCATTAAACGTGCGGTCGGCGGCGCTAGAGGACAGAGGCCAGAGGACGGAGATCAGCAAAGCAATGTAGAGCAAGCGTCCCGCTTGCATTAACGAGCGGGACGCTCGTGCTACGTTCAAGTTTCCCATTTCAGATTTCATCACATCCCCTTCGATTTCTTCAGATAAAACAGGATCTTCAATGCCTTCGACTCCATGCGGCCCGCCTGCTCAAACTGTCGCTCAAATTCGTGATGCGCCGAGGCGGCCTTCGCCTTCGCAAACGGGACAAACTCTTCGGGAAAGAGGATCTCTTCCCAGTTCGTGCCGTCGTCCTCTTCGGGCGGGTTGTTGGACTGCTCAATCTTCGATCGGAAACTGCGTCCGCTTTCCGCGCTGTAGCAGTTTTCGTTCGCGGTATAGGGTTTGTCGCCGTCCCACTCCGTCCGGCTGAACACCGGCGGGTAGGGGCGGAGCCGCGCCCAAACGGTAGCCGGCGCATTGAACACCCGGAGGCCCCCAGGACCCGCCGTAAAATTTAAATGGCCCCGCACGTCGCGGGCGTCCTGCTCCGTGGCAAAGAACCCCTCAATCGCATCAATGTCCGTCTTGCCTGCTGCCGTCCAGTCGATCTCGTTGTCGCTGTCGAGCGTCCGCTCCTCGATCACCATCTGCTCCGACCAAAAGGCATTGCGCCACGCATCGGACAGCGCATCGTTCACATAGCCCAGCATCCGGTTCCCGCACGATTCGCCGGGCGCAAAATTCAGCGGGTCTTTTCCAAGGCTTGGAAGAAACTGCTCCTCAAAGAAAATTCTGAAGTTTACCGTCCGCATCAAATCCCCCCTTCGGAGTTCGGCGTTCCTTGTTCATCATTCGACATTCCGCCGCCAACGGTGGCGAGATCCGCTTCCTTGAAGCCCAGCCGCCCGGTCTTCGCGTTGTCGCGCTGTTGCGTTTGGAAGCCCAGATATTCAAGCTGCTCTTGCACGATCGCGGCGACGGCGGGCGTCATGGGCGGGAATGCGTCCGGGTTCTGCTGGCGGAGCCCCATTTCGTCCTTCAGCGTCTTCAGCCGAACCGGGAAATTCTGCGTATGATTGTTTTCTGGGCGGTGTGGGCGGATGCCGTTCAGCATCATCCCGAGGTTTTTCTTCTCGTCTTCGCTTTCCATCGCGTTGGCGGTGTCCAAGTCCCGCACCGCGACATCGGCCAGGTTGCCGTCGAGTCGTTCCAATATCCGTACGGCGATCGCGGATCCATCGATCCGCTTGTCGTCGTCGAGCGTCCGCACATATTTGAAGGTGGTTTCCGCCATCTTCAGCAGATAGTCGCCGTTCAGATCCCGCACATCGAACGTGAGGGAAATGTTGTAGCGCCCCTGCACCTGGTCGCGGTCCTGCGGTTCGACGCTTTCTACGGGCTGCCCGGTGATCTTTGCAATCTGCTCCGGCGCCATCTTTTCGTGCATCAGCTGCAGGTCCATCATGAAGAGCTCCGCCAAAACACCCAGGAAGGTGTCTACCCGATCCTGAGAGAAGAGCAAAATGAACTGTTCCGCGATGTCCCCCTCGTAGGGAATTCCCCAATACTCGCCAATCTTCCGGCGCATCCGCTGGTAGTGGTCTTTGTTCGCCGTCGGGTATTTCGGCGGGTCGATGTAGCCCAGCGCGTTTCCCTCCCGCGGACCCACCTCTACATACCCCATCGGCGTGAAGCGGTAGCTTCCTTCCGGCGCACCTCGGGGGATCTTTCGCACGGGGTTCGTCACCACTTGGGTGTGGTCTTCAAAGCTGTCGTCGAGCAGCTTCACGCTGTTCTGATCCGTCCGCAGAATCTCGCTCACGCTGCGCCCGTCCGCAATCGCCGCCGACAGGGTTTCCCGTGGACAGTGGATGAATGGATAGCGCCCGTGGGCGCGGTCGAACAAATACCGATCCGTCCCAGGCAGCTCGGCGAAGGCCGAGAGCGTCTGCCAGTAGATCCCGGGAATCCCGTCGTCGTTCACCGCACGGGCGTAGACCGTTAAAATCTCATACAGCTCTGTCTCGTCAAATAGGTAGCTTTCGACCGCATCCGAGATCGTCTGCCTTTCCGGATCATCCGCAAAGGCAGACTTTCCCTTCCCAACATCAAGCAGCTCGGTCACAAAGGCGGCCTTCCAGCCATACTTCGCCGCGTCCTCGCGAACCTGCGCCGCCGTCAGGCGCTGCCGACGGATGATCCAGGGGCTCTTCTGCAGGTCCGTTACGTGGCGAGGATAAAATACATCTTCAAATTGCCGCAGCGCCGCCATCTGCGGCATCGCACTCTTTACGCGCGGCAGCGGAAACTCCGCCTGGCCATCCCGGTAGAGCTGCGTCACCATCTTATTGATGCGGCGCGGCGAAACGTGCTCGAAGAGCGCCGTCAGCAGCGCGCGTAAATCAATCGCTCGATCCGGGTTGTTCACCAGATCTATTAAATTCTCTTTCTCGATGTCGCTCGGCTCTTCCGTCATCACCGATACAATCTCTTGCAGCAGCCCCGCACGATCGATCGTTTGCAGCGTCACTTCCTTTTCTTCCACCCAGTCCGTCCAGAGGATCGCCCCCGCCGGGCTGTCCCCGTAGGTGTACTGCGCCAGCAGGCCAATCTGTCGCGCAAAATCGGTGCTCCACTGGTTCTTCACCAGCCAGTTGATCAGCGTGGAGTTGTGCCCCCCAGATTTTCCATCCGAACTTTCCATGCCGATGTCGCGTGGCGTCGCCCGCTGCGCCGCCGCCTTCAGCTCCGCACAAATGTAGTTGATCACGCCGTCCGCAATCAGAGGCCGCGAGTCCGACGCCCCATTAAACGGCTTCGCGCCGCCAACAATATTCTCGTCCAGCTTGCGACCAGAAGAATCCTGCCCCTCCCACCGGCACAGCCGCGTGTCCAGCGCCGCCTCGCGGACGGTCAACACCTGGTCGGCCAGCTCGTTGCGTAGCGTGGTGATCGCTTCCTTCACCGCAATCACATGCGCAGCGCTTCCTTTTTCGCGTCCGCCGTCCGCCTTTACAAAATCAAGTCGATGGGTCTCTTCATTCATAGTTCGCCGCTTCCAATTTTCTGGATCTCTGATCTCTGAAATTCATCATTCATAAATCCACAATCATAAATGCCCACTATCCGCCTACCAGTTTTCGAGCCGCTTTCAGCATGTAATCCGACGCGCCGCTTCCGCCGCCGCCTCCGCCCATATCCCCGATCTCGGGGTGGCAGTCGCTCATTTCCTTGCAAAAATCTTTGTCGTCCCAGGGGTTGCCCTTTACGCCGAGGCGCTTTCCCTGCTTGCGACCTTGATGAAATAAAACCGGGTCGATCCGGCCCACTCGCTCGCCGCTGCCTTTCATCGTGCGATGAATCCCCGCGCCCGCGATCTTGTCCTGGCGCCGACCGGCGGCGGCGAGCATCTTCTGGGGGAGGGTGGCGGCGTTATTCATGGGGTTTCAATCCTTCTAAATTCCTTGTTCGACATTCGAAATTCCAAACCCCCGCCATCCGGCGGGGGTTTGGGCGGAGGTTAGGGTTTCAAGCTCAAACAACGAATCCGGCCTCAAACCTCAGGCCTCAAGCCCAAGGTCCAAGGCCGTCTCCTCTAGGTTGCGCTGCGAACCATGCACTGCCCTTTAGGCACTCCGCATACCAGCGTCGGGGTCGCGTGGTAGAAACCGCGCTCGCCACCGCCACCATTCGCAAGATCACTGTGATTGATCTTGTCGAGGAACCGGATCGCCCACTTGGACATATCCAGGAAGTACCCGCTGTTGTTGCTAACGGTCGCCGTCCGCGCACCGGCTGTCCGGGTGCGGAAGAGGTGATAGCTCAAGTGAGCGCGCACCGTGCCGGAGTCGAACTTGAACACGTCGATCGCGCTCAGGAACTCGCCGTCCGCACCGTTCTGGTTGAACTGGCGCAGCGCTGCGTTTGTGTCCGACGCATTCGGGTCGTGAGACGCGAAGTCGGTCATGCGCGCTTTGAGCGCCGGGCCAACAAACGCATCGAGCGTTACCGCGCTGTCGCGCAGTATCGAAGCGTTCCGAAGCATCAGCTCCAGGTCGTCTTCGCTGAAGTCCGCCAGCGCCGCCGTGTAGAGGCAGTTGGTCGGAACCACGAGGTCCGCAGCCACCGGGAAGTCCGAGCTGTGCCCGGAGTTCGCGAGCCAGGAGCCCACGCCGCGTAAACGGTTCGGGGTCTCGCCGCTTTCAAGCGCCGCATCTTGTTCGGACAGGAGAACCTGTTCGATCGCATTGCGAAGGCGTGCCTGGGCTTTCTGCTTCTGATACGCCCGCTCGTTCTTGATGCCATACGCGTCGGTGTTGTCCGCATAGTGAGAAACCATCCAAGGCTTCCGAATCCATTGAGCAACGCTGCTTAGGTTTCCACGCAGCGCGTGGCCATACGCGGTCACATCCGCGCCGTCGAGGGTGCCCTCGTAGCCGCCGCTGTCGTCCAGGTCTTCCGTCGCCCAGTGCGTGATCTTCTGCGCAGGCTTCTTCAGCTCTTTCAGGAGTGCGAGAAAAGGCTGTTTGACCTCTCCCACGGTGTGCAAAAAGTCCAGCCATTCGGCTTTCTTATTGCTTTGTACTGCTTCAGTTAGGGGTCCAGTTTCCATAATTTGGTTCCTTCCAATTAGAATATTTCAGATAGGGTCTCCGCCGTGCGGCCACCTTTTTCAAGGCGGCGTACGTCAAGTTTCCCGGGGGCAGCCGGGGCGTGGGAGGGTGCGGGTGATGCACTTCGGGGCGCGGCGTTCGGCGCGGTCCGCGAGGGAGCTTTCTTCTTCTTCAGCGCGTCGGCTTGACGCGCCTGCTCCGCCAGGGCCTTCAATCCCGCCGCGATCACTTCGCTTTGCCGCGCTTGCGCGGCCTCGCGGATCGTGGCGGCTTTCGCCAGCAACTGCTGATTCGTCCGATCGTTGGATACTCGTACAAACTGGGCCGTGATTTCGCCCTGCTGCCAGATCTTCCCGTCTTTGGGATCTTCCCACCCGTCGGGGTCTCTGGAGATGTCTTCGTAGAAGTCTAGTTTCTGTTCCAACGCTCGGGCGCCAGCGATTGTCGCTGCGTCGTCCGTTCCGATAAACTGGGGATCCAGTCCGGCCATTGCCACGGCCTTCGTGTTGGGGTCGGCATCTTTCTGAAGCTGTTCGATCGTCGCCGTCGCTGTTGCCAGCTCCGTCTCCGCCTTCACGCGCTTCGTCTTTTCCTTACCCACCCGCGCCTGAAAAATCTTTAGTCCCTGTTCCGAGAACACGCCTTTGTGCTCTTGTTTCGGGGTTGACTCTTCGGGCTCTTCGACTTCAACGGGGTTTCCCTCTTCATCGAGTTCCGGTTCTACAAGGGGGTTTCCCTCCTCATCGAGCTCCGGTTCTTCAACGGGGGTTCCCTCTTCATCGAGTTCGGGTTCCTGTTCTTCGGGGGCAGGCTTGGCCTGCTCGAATGCTGCATCAACCGACTCTTCGAGTTCGGCTGCCGGTGTTTCAACATTTTCCGGAACGGTGTCTTCCGAGGGCTGTTGCTCTTTGCCTTTTTCGACCATGATGTACTCCCATCAAGTAGGGGGCTGTTCCGTTACGGCCGAAACAGTTCGCCGGAGAGACATCCGTCCCACGGCTACAGATAAAATGCAAAAAGCGCGAGGTGTAAACCCCGCGCTTGTGAAACGGTACCAAACGGTACCAAGTTGTATCAATTTTCCTTAACTTATGGGGTTGACTCCCGCCCCTGGGGATTGGGATTTGTGGAAAGTGGAAAGTGGAAGGTGGCCTCTTTTCCGTCTATTTCGCTGTTGGGCTTAAATAATCCACAGGCTTTTGTTCCGCAGACTTTCCACGAGGTGTATTCGTCGCAGAAGCCAAGTCCGTCCGAGTCCTCGTGCAGAAAATATCTACACCCTCCGCAATACTCGTCGGTGATCTCCCTGTTGGGTTTTTCATAATCCCGATTTCCATGTTTGGCGCAGAACCAATATCCACCGAGCACACACGTAGGTTTCTCTTCGCAGTCTGGCACCTCACACGTTTCCGTCCTCGGCTTATTCGGTTTTGTTCTTTTCCATTTTGCCATCGGTCAACCTCCAAAATTCCAACAAATCAATCCAGTCTATCGCTACGCTCAGCCTGATTTCAGGCGTTAGCGTTCATCCTTTGGTATCCGTTTTAGTCGGGCATCCCGAATTAGTTGATAGATGTCCTCCTTGACCTCGTGTGTCGAAACGTAATCCGTGTGACCAGACAGGTCGCTGTACTTCTTCAATATCTTTTTCAGCTCTGTAATCATGTCTCCCATCCCTCATCCCTTACCCCTCCTGCTGCTGGACCGCCTTGTTGTGCCAGCGGTGCATTTCCCCCAGCAGCTCATTCAGCGCCTCGATCCCATCCATCGCCGCCGCCTTTTCCTCCATCGTCTGCGCGGACCCATCACAAAAGCGAGCGACCACCCGACGGGTGCATTCCTCGACGCCCTTCCAGACGCTCGACTCCGGACCCGCCAGCAAATAGCTCGCGAGCTGATCGTCGCCCAGCGGCTTGAACTCGATCTGTACGCATTGCTTAGCCGCCTTTAATTGCTCCACGAGGGTTGAATTTCCCTCCGCCAGATTCGACAGGCGAATCAGCGCCCTGAGGCGAGTCTTCCGCGCCGCAAGCCACAACACCACCAGCAGCCCGATCCCTGCCAGCAAACCAATCACGATCAATGTCATCATCATCTTCATTCTTTTCCTTCCTTGCCCCGTGCAATCAGGCTTGGGCCGTGAAAGCCTCTTTCACTGGTCCCGCCGTATTTCACTGGGGTCCCTTTAATTTTTAAACATAAAATGCTTTTCCACCAGAACCCCGCTCTTGACGAACTTCGTAATGCGACGGCTATCGAACCCATAGGCCTCCATAATATGCCCCCGCCGAACGTAGTAGCCCGCCGGAAGATCCGCCTCACCCAGCGCGGCAATCACCGCCGACCGCTCAAAGTGCGCCCGGTCCGCCGGCTTGCGCCCCGGGGGAGTCGTAGAAGGTGGGACGTGGGATGTGGAACGTTTCTTATTTGTGCTCATTTGTGTTCCTTCGTGGTTCAAAATCTTTTCCAACCTTCGACATTCATCATTCCCTGTTCGATATTCTGCGGTTCTGACGCTCCGCGTCAGTAGCATCCTCCCCCGCCGCGAATCCCGACGCGCGTCTGATCGACGTAGCTGACGCCTTTCAGGAAGAACATCCGCAGGCAGTCGATAAAGTCCTTGCAGGCGCCGGTCTGTCCATCGATCCCGGTATAGATCTTCATCGCGAAGATCAGGTTCAGGCAGTCGGTGCTGATCCGCACGGTCGGGCGGTTGGTGAAATCGACGGGGCGGTTTGTGTCGTAGGCTAGGGCATCGTTAATCAGAATGCAGCCATCCTCGATACTGGTCCGGGATCCGCTTTCGCTTTCGTAGAACGTCAGGCCGATCTGGTCGAACTGATCGAACAGGTTGAGCTGGCCGCCCTCGTCCATGCCCTTCACATTGCCGAAACGCGCGTCGAGCAGCCGCATATTGATCTTCTCTTTGGCGGGGCCATTTTCGCGCCACGTCTTAATTTCATCGAACGAGGCATCGGCTTTGTAGCACTCCCATCCCTCGATCCGCGCAAACTCCTGCTTGTACTGGCACAGGCCCCATCCAAAATTATTCTGACCCGGCCCCTTCTTGCCGTCGTATTTCTTCGCGCTATCGCTCGGCAGCGCCCACGGTCCGATAAACCCCTGGCCCGGGATCGCCTCCACCTGGCTCGGCCACTCCCGATAGACAAAAATCTCGTCCGGCGTCACCCGCACCCACAGACCCGGATAGTTCCGGTTCTTCGACGGGTCCGTGATCATGTAGTTGGTTCCCTTTGTGGGGATCGCTTCCGGGTTGATCGTGTGCACATCCTCATCGAACAGCGGGAACGCGCCCGCCATCCGGCGGTTTGTCCAGCCGTAGTACCGCTCCAGAATCTTTTCCTCCGACTTATCGCAGATCTTCTTCCAAACATCCGCCTTCACCACAAACGGATTATCGTCGGTGAAAAAGCAGATCATCCCATCCGTTTTGCTCGCACTCTGAAGCACCCGAGGCGTCGCGTGGAAAACCCGCGTCGTCACTTGTCCCGTGGAGGCATCTTCCACGGGATGATCGCAAACCGGCTTCTTCGCATTCACCAGCGACGCCGGCAGGCTCTTCAGCGATTCAACCTGGTGGAAGGATTCAGGTTTCACGTTTCCAGTTTCAAGTTTCAAGTCTCCAGTTTCAGGTTTCGCCGCGTTAGCGGCCCCGAACCACTCCAAACAATCCTCATGCGCGAACGAAAGCTCGGTATCGGGCTCGCCCCCATCGCGCGGAACCAGGAAGGCCTTGCCATAGCGCAGCACCTTCGCCCCCTCCACAAAGCGCGCCACCGTCGGCGTGTAGCCGTCCACCGGCGTGAAGCCAATCACCCCGCACGAATTGAACTGCGCCAGCCGAAGGTCCAGCGTATTGATCAGATCGATCGGCACCAGCTCGTCGGCCGCATACCCGACGCAGCGCCCGCGGCCCGGGTCGCCCGGCTCCGCTCCCTCGATGCTATCGAGCTCCTGCATATAATTCATGAAAATGCACTCGCTCTTATTCGGCAGAATGTAGCCCGACCCGTCCGAGAACCCCGTTTTCTGCTTGTAGGAAATATAGGTCGTCGTCGATCGACTCGTCACGCGATCGCCCGGCATCAGATAGCTATACATCCGCGTCTGGTGGATCTTGATACTCGTCTTCGATGTCTTGTGGAACATATACACCGAGGCCTTGGGAAACTGATACAGGCTCGCCTGCCCGGTGTAGCATTCAAACTCTGTTTTCGTTCCGCGGTTCCCCCCCAGAATACAAAGCGTATCCCAGGGCGTTTCCATCCCGAACGACTCCCGGACCGCCGCGCCGAACGCCTCGCCACCTTCCACACGCGTCCCGTCCTGCTTAAACAGCGTCGGCGGAATCATCCAGTCCAAGCCCAGCACCGCCATCGCCACATACCAAACGCTAGGTCGATAGCCGTAGAGCAGGGGATTCTCCCGCTCATTATGGATCTTCTCCTGACGCTTCCGGCTCAGCCAATTAAACTTCTCTTGCAGCTGATCTCGGCTCGGCAGCGCAACCCCCTCCGCCGTCAGCAGAGCCAGTGCATCTGGGACCGTCACCTTCTTCCAAACTGGATGTTCTAGGCTCATACTTTCCCCAACGTAGACGCGAGCACGGCGGTCGGCTCCCGAAACTTCGAGCAGCTCCGAACCGCGCACGGCTTCGTCATTTTCCACTGACCGCAATTCGCCGCAGCCACGCAGCGCCAGCACAGCCCTTCCGTACCGCAGGCTTCCCGCCCGCCTTTAGCCGCTCTCGGTTTCTCCGCATTCATTCCGTCGCCGCCTTTTTGATCTTCTCCTCGATCTCCTGATGGCTCCCTTTGGCGCAACCCTCCACCAGCCAAAACTGTACGTGCGCCGACGGGCCATCCATCCACGCCGCATGACCGGCCCGCATCTCCTCGCGCTGCCATTCGTTTTCGCACTGCGACATCGGAAGTTCCCCCGCCGTACGCTTCAGCTCCCCGCAGCGAAACCCCATCGCAAAGAAATTACTAACTCGTTGTGTGCTCATATCTGTCCAGTCTGTCTGATCCGTCCAATCTACCCGCCCACGCCGAAGCGCGGACGGATAGGGCTGTTTATTTTTCCGCTTCCGGGGCGTTGACTCGGTCGATCAGAACCTTCTGATCGTCGCCATCGACGAAGACAATGCGCGGCGCATTCGCAAACTCGCTGCTCGATAGCAGGTGCTCGAATTCGATCTCTTCAACCGGCAGCTGCTGCGCGGGGCCAATCAAGTCGCGACGCCCAACAATCAACCCCGTCTCCTTCGGCTCCGGCTCTTCGACCGC